CAAGGTACCCGCTGGAAAGAACATAGAACTGTTTGCCTACCTGATTTTCAAGGCGTTGGTATCGGCAATGCTATGTCGAATTTCATCGCCTCCTGCTTCCATGGAACTCGCGGTCGCTATTACTTATCAGTTACCGCTAATCCCGCAATGGTAGCTTATCGAGCTAAATCGCCTCTCTGGAATATGACCAGAAAGCCATCGAACAACTGCGCTCAAAGACAACGTCGTAACGTAAAAGCTAAAACTGAGGCTATGACACAATGGAGAAAGGCACTCGGTACTGATAGAATTACCGCCTCTTTCCGCTATTGTGGGCCTAGCAATCCTGATGCTGCTGCCGTTCTGGGGATTAAATAATGCCAAGACGGAAAGACGGTAAAGAAACAGCTGCCAGAGCTTCCGCTGCGGAAAAAGCCTACCGCTACAATCGTCTGTTTCAGGTCATTAGAAACGGTGGCACCACTCATGACTGTATTCGCTTTGCGGTAAATACTTGGGGGATCTCTGAGACCACAGCGCGTAAATACATTCCTGAAGTTCGGGCCCTTGTTCGTAAGGACTTTGAACTTGATCGCGCCCAGTTCGCAGCAGAGCTAATGCAGCAGGCGAGTTCAATTCAAATGGAAGCGAGACGAACTGGAAATTTGGCTGTTGCCCTTGGTGCTGTTAACGCACTAGCCAAGCTGGCTGCGATTTTGTGAGCATCCTTCAAGGCCGACCACAGGGCTGCATCCTTGACCCTCCATTACCCGCAAAAGACCCAGAATATGATTTTCGGGGTTTTCCAGATCAGCTATATGAAACGCTGACCGTTCCACAGCGCACGGTTTATGACGCACCTGAGCGATTTAAACTGCTTTGCTCAGGCCGCAGATTTGGAAAGACTTATCTCTGTATTACTCGTCTTATTAACTGGGCGATGGAAAAGCCCGGCAGTTTGTGCTGGTATGTCACGGCAAACTACCGAATGGCAAAACAAATTGCTTGGCGGCAGCTAAGAGCAATGGTGCCACCTGAAGTCTTTCTCGCCAAAAACGAAGCCGAACTAACTGTTGAACTAAAGAATGGAAGTATCTTGGCACTTAAAGGTGCCGATAATCCTGACTCTTTGCGTGGAATTTCGCTGTCGGCATTGGTTGTTGATGAGGCGGCTTATGTCAGACAAGAGGCGTGGGAAATGGTTTTGCGACCAGCGCTTTCGGATCAAGGCGGGCCAGCTTGGTTCATTACAACTCCATCTGGCCTGAACTGGTTTCACGACTTATGGGAACAGGCGAAGCTAGAAGAAGATTGGCAGACCTTTTCTTACACAACTGTCGAAGGCGGAAATGTGCCGCCAGCCGAAGTCGAAGCTGCACGTCGCACTCTTGATGAGCGAACTTTTAGGCAGGAATATCTCGCCAGCTTTGAAACACTATCTGGTCGCGTCTACCCTGACTTCAGCGATGACAACATCTCCGAAGATGTCAAAGACACAGGCGGAGAAATCTATTGGGGCACTGACTTTAACGTTGGTATCATGGCTGGCGTTTTGGCTTCTCGTGTCGGTGATACTGTGCATATCTGGGATGAACTCGCTGTAAAACAATCCAATACCGATGAAGTTTGCCAACTCCTCAAGGAACGATTCCCAAACAGGAAAATTATTGCTTATCCAGATCCAACAGGGAGCGCCCGCAAGACTTCTTCAGCGGGTCGCACCGATCACGACATTATCCGAAGATACGGATTCCAGTGCATTAGCCCCAAAGCACCCTGGGCGGTAAAAGACAAAATCAACGCAACTAACTGGATGATCCGAACTGCGGATGGGCACATGAAGCTCTTTATTCATCCGCGTTGCAAGCACACAATTAAAGCGTTAAAAAACGTAACTTACAAGCAGGGTGCCGATGATTATGTGATTGACAAGTCGGCGAATATCGAGCACTGGACTGATGGGCTCGGCTACCTCATACTTGGGGCTTTCAACATGATGTATGCCCGATCTGGCAAAGGCACCGGAGTCAGGATATACTAATTGGCGTCACGGAACTTTTTCTATGCTGACCGGATCAGAACTTATTGCCAAAGTCAAGGAACTGAAGGACGTATCCAAATCAGAGCTTGTGCGCGAGTGCGGCTATGTCAAAAATGGCAAATTGTGCTTTACCGCCTTTTATGAGGCGATTCTTGCTGCCAAGGGCTTGGAAATTGGCGCAGCTGCCAAGCCAGGTCGAACCTTGACCTACAAGACCAAGGTTCAATTCAACGGTAAATTGCAGATTGGCGAGGGCTACGTCAAGGAAATGGGCTTTAAGCCTGGCGATGAGTTCGAAATTAAAGTTGGTCGCAAATCTGTGACTCTGCAGTCAATCACCCAAGAGGCGAACAACTTGGTTGATTTTTTTGAGGAGCGGGAGTTGGCAGAAGCTGCTGCTTAAGAGCCGACTCAATAATGTAAGTGCCGAGACTGGACAGGGTTCTACCTTCCAGCTCGGCCCTTTTTTTTAGCATTTCTGCAATCGGTGCTGGCATTACAAGTTGAACCCGGACGCCTTGAGCCATAACCGAAAGTGGTATGATTGATAGGCAGATTGTACTCGATCTGCCTACCAACTCGACTCTCATGACTCATTCGACTCCGATCACTGCTCAAGCCGACTTCAAGTTTGACAAAGCCGTCATTCTTGGCAAAGGCGCCCCAAACTACCCATGGGCCAAATGCCTGCTATCTGATGGCGAACAGGCATTTGTTTACCCTGATGACGAAGAAACGGTAAATCCTAAAACTTTGCCTGTTGGCTCGACTCTATTCATTACGCCTCCGCGTCTTTGCCGAAAGCCAGGAACAACAAAGTGGACTGTAAATGCTTTGCATTTTGATCTGCAGTCAGAAGATATTCAGGCTTTTGTCGCCAAAGTGCAGCCCGAGCAACCTGTAAAAACTGAGCAATGTGAATTGCCAGTTAAGTCGCCTATTGACATTGAAGATTGCCCAACGAAAAAAGTCTCTATTTCAATGCAACATAGCTATGCACGACAAATGTTTGTTGATCGGGTCGTCCATCATTTCGGCTTGACTGGACCAAAAAGACGAGCTGAGGCTTTAGGCATTATTGTCGATTTATACATGGCGACAAATCAGCTCGAAGATGTCGAACGACTAAACTGAGCTGAAGCCTGTGCTATAAAGCGGTGTATTCTGGTTTCCAGCATTACGATCGACAACTGACCAGCCGCGTAGCGCAGGTCAACGATCCAAACGCCGCTTGGCACAATCAAGAACCACACTGGGTTCTGGTGGAAGATCTGATTGGCGGCACCTTCGAAATGAGGCGCCGCCATCGCCGTTATCTTCCACAGGAACCACGCGAGTTAGATGAAAGCTATGACAACAGGCTTGCTCGGTCTGTATTGGCGCCTTATTACGTTCGGCTAGAGCGGATGCTGGCTGGCATGTTAACGCGTAAGCCGATAAGACTTAATGATGTATCAGATGCAGTTCGGGAACAGCTGTTTGACGTAGATCTGCTCGGCAACGATCTGAATGTTTGGACCTATGAAACCACGCGAAAAATGGTGCGTTATGGGCATGTTGGCGTGCTTGTGGATGCACCTGCTGCTGGTGAGAACGGAAGACCGTATTGGTGCTGTTATACGCCGCGTGACATCTTAGGCTGGCGCACCGAATTAAAAGAAGGTCAGCAACAACTTAGCCAACTCAGGCTGATGGAGCGTGTTGTTGTGCCAGACGGATTGTATGGCGAAAAAGAAGTTGAGCAAATTCGAGTTTTGACGCCAGGCGCTTTTGAGATTCATCGCCGGGATGAAAAAGCTGGCGACTTTCAAATTCATGACAGTGGTACTACTACACTAGATGCGATTCCATTCAGCGTTGCTTATGCCAACCGCGTTAATTTTATGGAATCACGTCCGCCAATGGAAGACATTGCGGAACTAAACCTGAAGGCGTATCAAATCCAGTCGGATCTAGATAATCAGCTTCATATCAGTGCTGTCCCAATGCTGGCGTTTTATGGTTTCCCGGCTAGTGCAGAAGAGGTGTCTGCAGGCCCAGGTGAGGCTATCGCTTTCCCGTCAGACGGCAGAGCTGAATATATTGAACCTAGCGGTAACAGCTTTGATGCTCAATTTAAGCGTTTAGAACAAATCTCCTACCAGATCAATGAGCTTGGCTTGTCTGCCGTTCTTGGTCAAAAGCTGTCTGCTGAAACTGCCGAAGCTAAGCGTATTGATCGCAGCCAAGGCGATAGCACCATGATGGTTATTGCCCAAAACATGCAAGATCTGATCGACAATTGTTTGGTTTATCACGCGAGTTATCTCAACATCCCTGAGGCTGGCAGCTGTTACGTTAATCGTGACTTCCTTGGTTCGCGTTTGGAGCCTGCAGAAATTCAGTCGCTGCTTCAACTTTATACAGCAGGCACGATCACACAAAAAACTCTGCTCGATCAGTTGAGTGAAGGTGAGGTCTTGGGTGATGAGTTTGATGTAGAGGAAGAATTGGAGGCGACACAAAATGGCGGACTAATTGAAATGGCACAACCTGAGCCGCGAGCAACGCAACAAATACCTGAGGAAACAGTCGAATTGGATACAGGTGATGAAATTCCGGCATGATGGGCTCATGCTGACATGTCTAGCGATGGGCGCTTTTAAAAAACCACGCAAGCAGCAACTTTCCTGCGTTCAGGGCCAATTGCCGCCATCACTGTTCGCCATTGTCAGACTGTCATGGTTCAAGCAAGGCAAAGTGTATGCCGTAGAAGAGATGAACATTCAAGGCGATGATAGGGAAACCGGCGAAGCACTATTGATGTTATTCAAAGAAGCACTAAAACAAGGTGCCGATGTCTGCTCAATTACGGCTTGCAACCCTGCCGACATTGGGATAGATCCGTGACAACACCAGCCAGCCTTTATCGCAATGCAATTGATCTAAATCGCTATAGCAATAGCGTCGCCAGAGATATTGTGATTTCATACAATGACATAATTATTTATGCTGTTAATCAACTCCGAACTATTGATGAACTAGCTGCTCCAGTTAAGGCTGCAAGGTTGCGGGCTATTTTGGCACAGCTAAAAGAATCTTTAGACAACTGGTCGGCATCAAGTGTTGAGACGATCGCCGATGAGTTGCAAGGGCTGGCATTGTTGCAGTCTGAATTTGTTGAAGATCAATTACGACGCGCTTTGCCTGTTGGTGCCCGCAATGCGGTAAATACTGTTGAAATTAGTCCACAGTTCGCAAGATCAGTTGCCACAACAGATCCGACTCAAATCAATGTGGTGACTTTAAGCGATGATTTGTTTGCCGCTGTTAATGGCGCCCCACAAACTTACAGCCTTACTGCGGCAAAAGGAGTGCAAATAACTTTGCCGAATGGGGAAATCATTGAAAAAGCATTTCGAGGTATATCTGTGGATCAAGCTGAGCGTTTTGCACAAGTGGTGCGAAACGGGCTTTTAACAGGTGATCCGACTTCTGTTATCGCAAAACAGTTAATTGGCAATTTGCAGCTTGGTTCTGCGGGCAGTGTTAAGGAATTAGCGAAAAAGGGCGGACAGCTTACTCAAGCAGCCGATCATCAGGTTATGACGTTAGTTCGCACAAGTGTTAATCAGGTCGCCAATGCTGCCAGCCAACAAGTTTATGAGGCGAATCAGGACATTACTAAAAAATACAGGTATGTGGCGACATTGGATGCCAGGACCAGCAGCATTTGCCGTGCATTGGATGGTAGAGAATTTGAATATGGCAAAGGTCCAACTCCTCCGCAGCATTTCAATTGCAGGTCAACAACAGTTCCGGTAATTGACTATGAGGAATTGGGCTTTACTCCTCCGCCACCAGCAAAGCGTGCCAGCATGGATGGACCAGTGCCAATTGATCAAAGCTATGGCGACTGGCTAAGTAAACAAGATGCTGCCACAAAAGCTGAAGTACTGGGCAAGCAAAAAGTCGCCTATTTTGATTTACTTACTGAAAAATATGGCGGTAAAGATGCGATTGCCAAACTCGTGCGCGATGACGGCAGTGAACTAACGTTGGAACAACTTCGGAGACGTTATGGAGCGGCCCAGTCTTAGACACTTTAAAAATGAAGGGATCTTTCATATCAAGAGCGATCCTGTAGAGGCTCTGCATGACGGAGCCTGGATACCTGCTGTTTACACCGACAAAGGCTGGGCTACTGCAGACGGCTCTAGACTTTTGTCAGAAATTGTGGATTGGCACTATGCCGATGAAAAAGAGCAAAAAGGGAATGAAGTCAAACAAGATGCCAAAGCAAGGAGCCAAAAGCGGATACGCAAAGCCCGGAAAATCCAAGAAGCGGAGGGCTAAGTAAGCAAAAAAGGCCGAGTGATGATAACCTGTGGGGCGCAATTTAACCCTGCGGGTTATTTATGTCTGATGAGAACCAAACCCAAGAGCCTGCGGCCACTGGGATTGATGCTGAAGCGTTGCAGCGCAGTGTCGAAGCTCTTGAGCGCAAAAATCAGGAACTGATCACCGAACTCCGTCAAGCAAAATCCAAGGCGTCAAAGCTGCCGGATGGAGTGAACGTTGATGAGCTGCTCGAATTTAAGCGCAACTACGAACAGGAGCAGCTTGAATCACAGGGCAAATATCAAGAGGCGAGAGAAGCTCTTGAGCAGCAGTTCCGTGAAGCAACAGCCGAAAAGGACAAGCGCATTGCTGAACTTGAAGCCCAAGTGCGCGAGCTAGAGGTTTTGAGCCCTGCGGTCACTGCTCTTGCTGATGTCGTGCATGACCCCGACATGATCTTGCGGACTCAGATTCTCAAGGATCAGATCGAGCGCGAATCAGATGGCACTGTTGTAGTTGTCAAGGGTTATGAGCGCACACCGATCGGTGAATGGGCAAAAACTCTTCCTGCTTGGATGCAGAAGCAACCGAAGCCTCAGGGCAGCGGTGCTCCTATCGGTCGCAGCACTGGCGACATTGCTGCAGGCACGAAAAACCCGTTCCTGCCTGAATCCTTCAACCTTACAGAACAATCACGGCTGTTCCGTACTGACCGCGATTTATATGAAAGGTTGAAAGCAGCAGCAGGACGCTAAACTTTTGGATAACCGGCTGCGCTGGTAACTAGGGCTGCGCCCGACATCGTAAACCAATCTTGAGGAATCATCATGGCGACTCTTCGCTCTGATGTAATCATCCCCGAGGTATTTACGCCTTACGTCATTGAGCAAACCACTCAGCGTGATGCCTTTCTGGCTTCCGGTGTGGTGCAGCCTATGGCGGAGCTAAATGCCACCGAAGGCGGAGATTTCATCAATGTCCCTTTCTGGAAAGCTAATCTTTCCGGCGATTTTGAAGTGCTTACCGATAGCACTTCGCTGACTCCTGGCAAAATTCAAGCCGATAAGCAGATCGGCGTGATTCTGCACCGTGGTCGTGCCTTTGAGGCACGGGATCTTGCAGCTCTTGCTGCTGGTTCAGACCCCATGGCAGCCATTGGCGCCAAGATCGCTGATTATGTCGCCAACCAGCGGCAAAAGGATCTGCTTTCTTCTCTGCAGGGTGTGTTCGGCAGCCTGAACACCAACACCAGCAGCTCGGCTTTCTTCGATCTCTGTATTGATTCCGAGTCTGGTGATACTCCCACCAGCCTCAGCCCACGTCACGTTGCTGAAGCTCGCGCCATTCTTGGCGATCAGGGCGAAAAGCTGTCTGCCGTTTGTATGCACAGCAAGGTCTATTACGATCTTGTTGAGCGCAGAGCTGTGGACTATGTGCTCGCCAGCGATGTGAGCGGCGGTGGCGCCACTGCATCTGGCGGCACTATTGCCCCTGCTTATGGCAATCCCACTGTGCCGACCTACATGGGTCTGCGAGTGATTGTTTCTGATGACGTGCCTGTTGCCGGATCTGGCTCCAGCACCGAGTACGGAACTTTCTTCTTCACTGCAGGTTCAGTTGCAGCTGGCGAGCAACTCGCTATGCAAACTGAAACCGATCGTGACATCCTCGCAAAGAGTGATGCCATGTCGATTGACCTTCACTATTGCTACCACCCTGTTGGTGCTAAGTGGGGCGTCACCACAGTGAACCCGACTCGCGCTCAGCTTGAAACCGTGGGCAATTGGTCCAAGGTGTATGAGCTGAAGAACATCGGCATTGTGCGTGCCACCAACGTCTCCAATATGGACTGAGGAGGTAACTAACAATGGCATCTCAATTTGAAGCAATTGCTGGCAAGGCGATCGGCTACGTCAAAGGCGGAGCTGTGACCCAAGGCACCAGCAAGGCGACTGGCGTGACGCTTAATCAGCCTTGCGGCCAGATCACCACTCATGACGCTTCTTTGGCTGGTGGCGCTGAAGTTTCCTTCACCGTTACCAACAGCGAAGTTGCCGCCACCGATGTGGTGATGGTTTGCGTCGGTTCTGGCGCTTCCACCGGCACCTATATTGCAAGCGTTAGCGCTGTTGCCGCAGGTTCCTTTGATGTGACCCTGAGCAACGTTGGCACTACCGCTGGTGAAGCCCTGGTGCTGAACTACGCCGTAATGAAGGCTGCGGCGTCCTGATTATGGGCCTGTTCGCTTTTCGGCGGAGACAGGAACTTGAGGCTGCTTCTAAGGAAGCGGCCTCTTTCCCTATTTCAGAACCCGCACCTAAACTTGAAATGACCACGGAACCTACCGATGGCAGTAACAATCGACGCAACGGTAGGGGGCGAAAACGCCAACAGCTACCTGACACTGGAAGCAGCGGAAGCAATCATTGGTGGCTTTGTCCAGGATGATGATGTAGTCGCCTGGGCATCCGCTACAACCGATCAAAAAAATCGTGCTTTAGTAAGTGCCACACAGCGCCTTGATCGTGAACGATTTTTAGGCGCTCGCGCTACTGATACACAAGCATTGCAATGGCCGCGTACTGGTGTGCGGAAGCCTGACACTTACATCAATACCTATGCTGTCGGCTTCCCTTTCCGTATTACCACTGACTATTACACGGACACAGAAATTCCAGATCAAATCAAATATGCCGAGTGTGTTCTTGCTGTTTATCTGAATAACAACAGAGACGGCATGGGGCTTAGCGGCATTGAAGATTACAAATCTGTCGCCATTGGCAGCCTACGGATTGAAAATGCAGGATCCAGCGCAAGTGCTACAGGTGCAGATCGAGTGCCGCCAATCTATGAGCGTTATTTGACTGGCCTTAGAATTAGTGGACCAGGCAACTTTGCTATTCGCCGGAGCTGATTGATGGGCTATTCCTATCCCGGGGCTGAGTTCATTGACGACACCAGCGCTCATGCTGGGCGTTATGGGAAAATCGTTGCTCTAGAGGATTCGGTAATTGCCAGCCTTTCGGCTGAGGATTACACCGGCAATACTCTTGCAGCGATTCCTCTGAAGGCGAGCTGCGAAATGTGCGGCGTTTTTACTAGTGTCACGCTGACAAGCGGCACTGTTGTTGCTTACAGACTCTGATTATGTCAAAGGGTTTTGGACAGGGCGATGTTGGCATTGACTACACCGTCGGCGCCGAAGTGATCACTGACACTGCTGCACATACTGGACGATTTAAGCACATTGACTTTTACGAGAACACCACAATTGACACTCTTGTGTCGGAGAATTACACCGGCAATAGCCTAAACGGTGAAAGCCTCCCTGCTGGCTTTCATATTGTCGGTGTTTTTACCAGCATTACACTGCAAAATGGGGCCTGCATTGCTTATCGAGTCTGATGGCACTTTCTACCTCGCTACGGAAAACGGCTAGTAAGTTGGTGGGGAGGTTTGGCGGTTTGGCGATCATCCGCACAACTTCTTCGGTTACTTACAATACAGCGACCGGGGCTGCCAGTGAAACTACGACAGAAACGTCAGTGCGTGGCGTGCTTGAAAGCGTAAACTTGCGCGAAGTAAATGACTTGATCCAGGCTACAGATAAAAAATTGCTAATTGCTGCGGCAGATGTTGGCACGGTGCCTACGACGGCAGATGAAGTAATAATCACTGGCACTACATATCAAGTTGTTCGTGTATTTACAATTGAACAGGATAATACGGCAATTACCCACGAGCTAATTTTGAGGGCATAATGGGACGCAAAATTCGGTTTGATCAGATTGATGAGGCTGTGAAGCAGAACATGGAAAAGCTGCTTCGCGTTACTGTGCTAGAAACAGATACCCGCGTAAAAGCACTTAGTCCTGTCGATCTTGGCCGTTTTCGTGCCAGTTGGCAGGTAGGAGAAAATGCAGCGACAGGCGGCCAGAAGCCTGAAGGCATATATCCTACTCAGTTGCCTATTGAACGACTTGGTTACAACCGCGAACGGCTAGGCAATGTATATAGTGTACATAATAATCTTATTTATGCTGAACGACTCGCAGCTGGCGAGAGAGGATCAGGGCGAAAAACTGAGAAGCGATACAATCCATTTCGTGAAGTGCAAAATTGGGCGACGCCCGGTGGTGGCAGCAGTATTCAGACAGGTGGCCCGGGTTGGGTGCAAGGAATAGCTAAGGACATGCGGACATTTGTAGCTACTAATGCTGAGCGCATTGCGAGGCAGTCATGAGCAGCACTTATAACGATGTTCGCGCTGCTATTGAAGGGCGCATTGCGACAGAAATGGCGCTAGATCCTAGCTATCCAGTCAGCTATCAAAATGTGCCGTTTACGCCGCCAAACAACACTCCATGGCTGCAAGTATTTATTCGTTTTGGAAATAATAGTTATGCGACCCTGATTGGCCCTGGCACTGGCTTTAACCGCCAGACCGGCACTTTAGTTGTTGACATTTTCACGCCAAAGGGTCGAGGTGCCTCTGCAAACTTGACAATTGCAGAGCGAATTAAAGACAAATTCGATCGTGCAAAGTTCAGCGGCATAATCTTTGACCCAACATCAGGGCCGTCATCCGTAACTGCAAATGTGATTGAGACTGGCGTAAGTGCGTCAAGCGGTCTTGTTTCGGCTTACTACCAAACGCAGCTAACCGCAACTTTTGAAGCCTATTTAGACTAGGGCTAGCCACTACCGCTCACAACATGGCTGTTACTGTTTTGTCCGGTACGTCCGGCGCCCTTTACTACAAGCCCGCTGGCACCACCGGTACTTTCGGTGAATCTGGTGTCAACATCGGCACAGACACGATCACAACCGAGGCTTATCTCAACCTGAAGGTTGGTGATCCAGTTGAGTTCAGCATCGTCAACAGCCAAACTGGCGACACTGGTTCCGGCACCCTTCCCGCAGGTCTGTCGGCGGCAACTACTTACTACGTTATTAGCTACACCGCATCAACTGGTGCGCTGCAGGTGTCCGCAACTGCAGGCGGTTCTGCTGTTGACATCACCGATGATGGCACCGCTGCTTCCCCGAATGAGTTCCAGGTTGCTTACGCCGATTACGCAGCTGTCGGTCAAGTTCAGTCCTGGTCGTTTGAGATCAACCGTGCTGAAATCGACGTGACCACCATCGGTCAAACCGTTGGTCAGTATGCGCCTTTCCGCGCTTATATCCCTGGTTTTGCTGATGGCAACGGCACTGCTACGGTTTATGTGACTAACGAAGATTCTGCCCTGTCCAACCGGATGGTGGAAGACGTGCTGCAGCGTCAGCAAGTTGGTTGTTCCTTCAAGCTCTACACCAACAAGCAGAGCAGCGAAGCCTTGAGCCGTTCGATCACAATGGATGCCGTTCTGCTGACTGCCAGCATGAACATTAATCCTGACGACGCTCAGCAAGTCGAAATCACCTTCCGCCCGGCTGGTGTTCCCACCTTTGACTTCAGCACCTCTGCCTGATAAAGTTCCGCTGGAATGTTTGCCCCTGGGTTGCGCCGGGGGCTTTTTTATGTTTATAGTGATAACAAACAAACAATTTTTATGCCTGCGCCTGCTCCATCAGCTCTTGCCCGTCTGAAAAAGGCTGCAAATCTGACGCCCACCAAGCGCGTAGTGACACTAACTGATGGCTCAAAGTTCGAGTTTTACTCGTCGCCTTTGACCATGGCTGAGCGCGAGCGTGCCGAAAAGATGCCTAATGGCGACAACACCAATGGGTTTGCGCTGAATCTGCTAGTTACTAAGGCGGTTGACGACACTGGAAAACGTTTGTTCCAGGCTGGTGAGATCGCTGAGCTAAAAAACGATGTGCTCGACGCTGATTTGCAGTCTTTGATGCTGGCGATCATAACTAACCCCGAGGAAGAGGAAGTCACTGACATGAAAAGCTCTAAAGGCTGAGCTTAAAAAAGACAACCTGTTGTTGTTGAAACTTGGGGTCGCCAAAGAGCTGGGCTATACGCTGGCGCGACTTAGTGCGGAGATAACGCTTGAAGAACTGCTTTTGTGGAGCAGCTATTTTGACTTGTTGAATGAAGAGCAACAACGCCAAATGAGGCGGAATCGGTAGACTGTTTGTACTGGGGAGGTCTGAGCTGTGTCTGTTGTCGCTAATGTTGCGATCAATCTTGACAGTCGCTCGGCAAGACGAAAGCTAGCGGAATTTGCGAGGTCAACAAGGCTCGCCAATGAACAGCTTCAAAATACTGCAAGAGCGTCGAGACAGGCAGAAAGTGCGTTAAGCGGTGTAGGCAAAGCTATTGGCAAGCTGGCTTTGGCTTATGGCACACTTCGCACTGCTCAAGCCGCTTTGCAGGCTGGCATTAGTCGTATTGAATCAGAGCGCAGAATCCAATCGCTTGCAAGCGCCTATGGCGAAGCCGCTCAATTAGCAGATGCTGCATCTCGTGCGGCACAGAAGTTTGGCGTTAGCCAGACAGAGGCGAACACAGCGTTGGCGACAACATATGCTCGTCTGAGACCTGTTGGGGTTGAACTTGCAGAAATTGAGTCTGTTTATGCAGGCTTTAATACAGCAGCACAACTTAGTGGCGCTAGTGCGATCGAAGCTGGTAGTGCATTTAGGCAGCTTGCACAAGCCTTGGGTTCAGGCGCACTTAGGGGAGATGAATTTAACTCGATTTCCGAGCAAGTTCCTGCAATTCTGACAGCAATTAGCAAGGAAACAGGAGTTGCCCAAGGCGCTCTTAGAAAATATGCTGCTGATGGCAATATTACTGCCGATATTGTTATTCGTGCTCTCCAAAGAATCGAACGCGAGGGCGCTGATCAACTTGCCGACGCGCTTAACGGGCCAGCACAGAAAATAAAAGACTTTCAAAATGCAGTTGAAGATACTCAAGTCGCACTAACTGAAACAGTCATACCCGAATTAACGACAAGCCTTCAAGAATTAGCAAATATAATTAGAGCCCTTGAGGGTCCGATTAGATACATTTCAGGCTTGCTGACAAACGCCTTATCTGGTGCTAATGATTTAATCGGACTGTTTCAACCAGGGACTGCAGGCACCCGTAGAGCGATTGAAGCTGGGCGACTGCCTAACATCAATGATTTCGGAATTGGTGGGCGTGGAAAAGGCGCCAGAACATTATTTGAAGGCACGGGCCCTGATAAAAGTGGGGTCGATGGCTTGATAAGACAAGCCAAGGAATTATCGAAACTTAGAAATCAATCCTTTAAGACTGTTTTCGTCCAGCTAATGCAGGATCGTCTTAAGACAATGGATGCGGCAATGCAAGGAGCTGTCGAGCAAGAAAAAGACAAACCCGATCGACCGAGACCTCAGCCTGATAAAACCAAAAAAACAAAGAAAACCACCGACTATGTTGCTAAACAAAAAATAGAAGCACTTGACGCCTTAAAGGCTGAACAGAATCGACTGCAAGTTGCACAGGCTACAGGTGAATTGCAGAAAAGGATTACACAGTCGATTGTTAAACAAAATGAAATTAAAGATAGC